AGACCGCCGTTTGCTGATATATAATCAACCTGCCAACAGATAGCATCTTTAACAGCCGTCTGAACCTTTTTATCCAGACTGTCGAACTGAGCTATTCTGCCGCAGGTTTCATTATATATAATAATGTATGCAACCTCAAGGAGCTTAGACAGCTCCTTTTCGTCACCGTCAAACTCGCCGCAGAAAACGTCTTTGTAGTAGTCAGGTGTAACTATCTGCTGCATCGGATACCTCCGCCGGCTTCTTTGACTGCTTAGACTGCTTTTTGTTTGCCGAAGTTGTTTTCTGCTCCTGCCGAACTGTGTTATCCGCCAGATCTTCGGCTGTAAATCCTACTCTTGTCATAGAAACCTCCTTATGTCAGTGCTGTTGTATCACGGTTGAGGTAGATACCCTTTACCTTGTTTTCATAGGTTTCAGTAATTCCGTATGCTCTGTAGAAGAACAAATAACCGTCATTTGTCTGATTTTCCTCAGGAGTGATTACCTTATTGACCGTATGCTTGCCAAACTGAATAACGGCATCACGGTTGATTATCATAAAGTTGATCTTATAACCTCCAGTTGAACCATTATAGCCTCCTGCTAACTCATTGCTTGATGTGCCGTCCTTCAGATCGATGGCGGTATAAAATCTTGTCTGAGGTACAGTGATAATTTTTTCGAAGCGATCGAGAATAGCCTTACTCTTTGTGGTATCGACGTTTTTGGCAAGTGTCAGAAGAGTAGGAGTGATAAACAGTATCTTGCCGTCAGCGTTCACCTCTGCCTCATCCTGAGCATTGACGGCAGTCTGAAGAGCCGTCAGAACAGAAGTACCGGCTGTAGGAGTAGCTTCTGCAGCGGACAGAATACCTGTAACACTTGCATATCTTGCAAAGCGGAAAGCGTCCATTTCAGAGACTGCCTTCGTTCTGATGAACTCGCTTGCGAGCTTGCCGAACGCAATACCTGCGGTTTCTTCGTTATCCATTGCGTCAACGGAGAATTTGCGACCTCTGTCATAGTTGCAGGACTTTGTTTCATAAGTGATTGTAACATCACCCTGAACATAGCCATTTGAACGTGAGTAATCCGCAAGACCGTCCATGCTTATCTTAGGAATGAGGAACTCTCCCGCCGTTGCACCCATTCTTACAGTATCCGCATCGGCATCAAGAATAGATGTGGCGGAAGCCTGCTGATAGACTGTATCGAGCTTGTCGATATATTTCTTAAACTTTGCGATTGAATTAGCCATAGTGATTTTCCTTTCCGGGCTTACTTAATGCCCATTATCTTGTTGATTCTTGCTTCATCGGCTGTTTTCTGTTCATCGTTTACTGTCGCAACAGCTGATGTAACTATTGCCTTGGGAGGTTTTTCGCCCTTGAAGCTGGGGTATTTTTCGATTACACTGTCAATAGCCTTGTCAAGTGTAACATCTCCACCGACCTTTGCCTTTGCAAGCGCAAGCACATCCTCAATGCAATCTGCCGCAACTCCGACAGAAAGAGCATGAACCTTGCCCTTAAGCTCGGCTATCTCCTGCTTGTTTTCCTCCTGAGAGTTGTCGCTTTCGCCGGGGGATTCTGCGCCGCCTGATTTTCCGCCGTCAGCCTTTTCTGCTTCTGAATTTCCGGAAGGCTCGGCTTTCTGCTCAGCCTGCGGTTCGGACTGCGTAACAGCTTCCGTGGCAGTGCCGTTCTGTGCGCCGCCCTGAGCAGGGGCAGCTGCCTGTTCCGCCTGAGCTGTGCTTTCGGCATTCTCAGTCGCCGATGTTGTGATTTTTTCATCCATAATGATTTTCCTTTCTGTAAAATGGGTAATATAAAAACAGCACCGTGAAAGTGCTGTTTTAAACGTAAATGTGAGTTTTTGTACATCAAATTATAATTTCATAAATAACATCAGCGTGATATACACCCTGTTTATCTCGAATAGCATCTTTAAGTATATGCTTTTTCCCGTTGTACTTCTGGCAAAACCTATCGTAATGCCGTTCCACCGGGTTTCCTTCGATCATTCTCCACTCCAAACGATGAACATGAAATGAATTAATCAGTTTTTCCAATTCTCTGAAAACACTTATTCCGATTATTGAGTTTCCCTTATCAAAAGAAAAAAGACTGAAACAGTTTGCATTAGAAGAATACATATCAAGGGCGTAAGAAAAGTACCCAATTAACTTTTTGTCATCTACAATAGCATATTGATATATGCCTTCTCCCTCATCGGATATTTCCGGAGTGCTGAATCCGTTTGATCCTGTATACAAAAACATCTCGTCATCATAAGCGTGATATAATATCTGCTTTTTGATTTCATCTTTGTATAAAATCGCCGGTACTAATGCCATACTTTACCTCCTTTTTATCATAAGCAAAACACCCTCGAAAGGGTGCTTAATCAATAAATATTCCTTTTTGAAAATTTATAAATTTTTAACCGCCTTGTTTTCGCAAGGCGGTTAAATTCCAAATTCATCGTAAAAAATATCTATAATTTGCTCATAGATTTTTGCCTTTTTGTTTGGCTCTCCGTTTTTATCAAAAGCATTGCTTAAATACGCATCTGTGAGTTTATCATGAATATTCATCAGTTCGTCGTCGGTATAATCGGTATCATTATCTAACTCTATACTGTGAGATGCTAATAAATAAATCTGCTCTGAATTAAATTTATCCTTGACTCGAAGCATTGTTCTTCTCCTTCAATTTCTTAACTTTTTTTGAACTCGTTTTCCAACCAGTAGTAAGCTTTCCGGTTAATGTATTTACAGCTACTGTTGCTTTTTCACCGATGTATTGTTGTGTATTATCTGCTCTTATTTTACCAATATCAAGAGGATTTGTCAAGGCATCGGACGCATCATCTACGCTAAAATCACGTTGCTTCATTCTTTCCTTAATATGCTTGGATACTTCAGTTATAGTTATTCCGTTTGCGGTTTCAAGTCCTACTAACTTTAAACACTCCTGTTCAAATTTTAATGTCTCTTTATAGCTTGCTGTGGTCTTAGCCGCTTGACTGCGTCCATATCCAGGTGTTGCCGTCCTGTCAGGCTTATAAGTAAGACCGTTCTCTTGACAGTAGGCTTTAAGCTGCTGTTCCTGCTGCTTCAGCTTATATGCCGCCTTGTCAAAGCCTTCTTTGTCGCCGAGAGTGTCAAGAGAGGTACATTCCCGTTTGGAAGCTCTGACCTTACGTTCAAGAGCACGTTGGTTGCAGATTTTTTCGTACTGTTCGGCATTCTCCTTTTCGTCATACGGGAAGTAGGTCTGAACGCTGATACCGGGCAGGAACGGATAGATCTGATGACCGCAGTTTATACCGAGAAGCCCGGCAGGCTTGCCGTAGGAACTTGACCGCCAAGCATAGAATTTAATTCGCTTGCCGTCAAGGTCGGTAGTATAACCTCCGCCACCGTTGCGGTTGAATATTTTTCCCTGATCTTTCGCACACAGCGGTCTTGCACCGCTGTGACTGCTGACCTCCACCAAATCAAGCCCATACTCATCCATAAGCGAAAACTGTGTTTCTTTCGCAACGCTTCCGACAGTGGAGCGTATACACATATTAGTGTATGCTTCCGGTGTCCAGTTCCGACCGTTTTTATCGACAAAAGCCGGGATACCTTTCTGCGTCATCTCGCCGATACATTCCCGCATGGCACTCTGACGTGCTTCAATTCCGGTAACGACCTTTCCTGTAGCCTTATTCAGACTGTCTATGTATTCCTGCTTATTTGCAAGCTCGGCGGTACGGTTGATTACCTGCATAGCGGCGTTCTTTGCCTTATACTTCATCGTTGTATTTGTCAGGTTCAGGTCTTTTTTTGCCTGTTTTTGCAGCATTTTAAGGCTGTTTAACATATTGCCGGACATTGACGGCGTGGCTCGTCTATCAATAAGTCCCTCCTGCACCATACGTTTTAATCCCGGCGCAAGCTCCTGAATAGCGGAATTTGCCGCTCTCTGAAGCGTAAGCTCCAGAAGCTCGGGCGTTTTTCCTGCATATTCGGCTATCGTTTTTGCGTTCTGCTTTGTCAGCTTGCCAAGCTCGGCGAGCTTCTTCATTTTCCACTTTGCCGTGTCTTCTTCGATTTTCCCTGCAGCAAGATAGGCGGCTATGTTTGCAATAAGATCGGTTTCCAGTCCGACGATAAGGTCGGTTATACCCTGTGACAACTGCAGAGAAGTCAGCTTATTCATAGCTGTCACCGTCCAGTATGCCGCCGTCTATGTCATTTTCCTTTGCAATACGCTGCAGTTCTTCATTTGCCGCTTTTTCATCAATGTTCTGTGCGTCCATAATAGCACGGAGCTTAGATTTAAGACCCGACTGCACAAGATTTATGTTGTTTTCAATGCGGGTGTTATCGTCTCCGATAATGTTGTCCTGCCAGTTTACGCTTACGGTGTATTCCTTGCTGCTGCCGTTCGCCGCCTGGGTGAGATTGATTATAACATCTGCGAGGTTTTCTATCACTTCGGTAATTATATTTTTGTTGTTCTGCACCGTGCGCAGAGTGTCCTTTTCATCGGCGGCGACCTCTGTCGCTGTTTTTACTCCGGACGAGCTGTCGAACGACAGCGTTCCGGGAGAAAAGCCGAGTT